AAATGCTCCTGCCACTTCGTCATGACCTGATAGCTGTTCTCTTCGATCTGTTCCCGTTCTGCCTGGTCAATCACCCCGTCCTCTGTCGCTTTGCGGACGAACTGCGAGTGACGACCAATCCACTCGATGGATTCCATCAGGCGATCGTTAATGTCGGCGTTATCAACCTGCTCTATTTCCACCAGCGGCACGTTCACGCTGTTCGACTGGCGTGAAACTGCGTCGGCTATATGCTTGGTACCGCTGGCCTGCTGAAGAACCATCGCCCAGCCCATCGGGAAGATCTGATCGCCGTCTGTGCGCAGTCGGTTGAACAAAGCGTTCTCGGTTACGCCCAGCCATTCAGCCGCTTCGGCATAGCCACCGGGCAGGCTTGAGATCGTCTTTTTGATTGCAGCCACCAGCCAGGCGGGCTGCTTTTCTACTTGCCAGTGTTTGTTATCCACGGTTGACCCCTTGTTGCTGTGGTGCCTTTTAAGCTGCCGTTTCGTTAGTTTGAGTAGGCGGAAAAACATCATCGATAGTTACTTCCGCACCGAAATTGTTCAGGGCAGATACGATGGCCCGGCACTGATCGATATTCATGTTTCTTTTGCTATTTTCGTAATGACAAACAGCACCTTTTGTCACTCCAAGAGCGCTCGCTAAGTGACCCTGTGTAATGCCTAGCTTGGTTCTAATTGCTCGAAGATTGTTCATCGTGGTCTCCTATAAACAAAGTAAATATACATTTTGTATCTTTGATGCGCAAGAATATATACGTTTTGTGACTCGATTAAAAGTATACAACTTGTATTATTTGAGCATGACTATGAAATGGTACGACTTAGCTAAAACCCTGATGAAGGCTCGGGGTGTTACGCAAGAGCAGCTGGCTGAACACCTTGGCATAACCAAAGGTGCGGTCAGCCATTGGTTGAACGCACGCCGCGAACCAAGCCTGAGTGAGATAGCTCGGATACTTGAGTTCCTTGGAAAGCGAAATTTTTCGGTTGGCGCAGGTGGGTTAATAATTGATGAGACGCTTAAGGGTGATGTTGAATACATAGGGCCTTACACACCCAGGAAGAAATATCCCGTATTAAGCAAAGTTCAGGCGGGATCCTGGTCTGAAGCTTGTGAACCCTACACCCTCAAAGATGTTGACTTATGGCTGGATTCTGATGCGCATGTGCAGGGTGATGCATTCTGGCTTGAAGTCGAAGGTGACTCCATGACAGCTCCAATGGGCCTCAGTATTCCCGAGGGAACGTTCGTGCTTTTTGATACAGGTCGTGAAGCAGTTAATGGCAATCTGGTGGTTGCTAAACTGGTTGATGACAATGAGGCAACATTCAAAAAGCTCGTAATAGACGGTAACCAGAAATTTTTGAAGGGCCTAAACCCGCAATGGCCAATGATGCCTATCAACGGAAACTGCCGGATCATAGGTGTAGCGATCGAAACGAAAACGCGTTTGTTATAATCATTATATTTCAACCGATTAATCCTTTACATACTCTTCATGCCATGTCAGCCCGGTTATCGCCCCGGGTTTTAACCCATTCAAAATCCTCTAATCCACTCGTAAGCTTAATTTCTACAAAAATTCTTTAGCCGAAAATAAAATCATATAAATACAATACGTTGTCAAAAACTCAAAATTTAGTATACAAATCGTATTGACCAGCATGAATACGTTTTGTATATTTAATTCATTAACAGCGAACAGGCAGGACGCCAACGAAGTAGCCGCCGGTGGCGTATGAATGACCGGATGATTCGCGGAACGTTGGGAATTTACATATGGGTTCAAAAAGACAAAGCGCCATTAACTTCAGGCGCTTTGGGGAGAGTGAGTTAACAAAGCCATTATCTGTCAGTACCTGCTCTTAAACGGACTACCGACGTCGGGCTTTCTCAAACTCTCAATATGCTTTTGTAGCTCAGAAATCAGGCTCTCGGCCATTTCCGGAGTAAGAGCGAAGAATTGCGTTTCCCTCGGTGATTCAATTGGTTGCAAAAGTGAAGGTATGAACTCGAATTTCATAGCAAGCGCATCGTAGCCAGGCAACGGCTTAGCTTGCCAACCAGTAACAGGAAAGACCGGAATATCGTCCGTTTTTGACATGTTAAGTCCTTATGTTAACAGCGAGTTAACAGATTAATTAAATCCTTGTGTTTGGGAAATACCAAAAGTCCTAGTTCTGTTCCGGTTGGCAAAGGTACTTCACAGTCGAAACGGTAAAAATAGCAAGCGTGGTAGTAGGCAATAGTTGGCGGCGTCTGAGCCTTTTTATTTTCCGCGAGGGCGCCGCACTTTTTTACGCAACACACAAGAGCATCACCGGGTGACGGGCTCATTCCCCAATCCATCCGGGCGGTTGCAGCCGCAGGTGCTCTTTTGTGTTGTGTGGAGAAACTAACCGGCGGCCAGTGCAGATGGCCGCCACGCCATGAGGAAAAAGTAATGTCTAACCCGTTCTTCAAAAACCTACTGATCTACCGCCTAAGCCGTGAAATTTCCCTCGTTCAAGACGGCAACACAGAGGAACTAGCGCGCAAGTTGGAGAACTTTCAGTTCACGCCTTGCGGCAGCCAGGATATGGCAAAGGCCGGTTGGGTTCCGCCGCTGGGACAGCACTCAAATCAGCTTTTTCATCTGGTAAATGACCAGCTGCTGCTTGTTATCCGTCGTGAAGAAAAGATTCTGCCAAAGCCGGTAATCGCAGATGAGCTGAATAAGAAAGTGTCGAAGCTGGAAAGTGATCAGGGCCGTCGCCTCAAGAAAAATGAGAAAGATTCTCTGCGCGATGAAGTTCTTCACTCCCTTTTACCGCGAGCTTTTACCCGTAACAGCATAATCCGCATTTGGGTGAACCTTAACGCCGACCTGGTGATGGTTGACACATCGAGTGCGCGCCGCGCCGAAGACTCACTTGCGCTGCTCCGTAAAACGCTTGGTTCCCTGCCCGTCGTGCCGTTGACCATGGAAACCCCTATCGAGCTCACTCTCACCGAGTGGGTGCGTAACGCTTCAGCGCCATCAGGTTTTGCGCTGGGCGATGAGGCCGAGCTGAAAGCAATACTGGAAGATGGCGGCATCGGCCGCTTCAAAAAACAGGAGCTTTCCAGCGACGAAATAGCCATTCACCTCGATGCCGGCAAGCTGGTTACTCAACTTTCGCTGGACTGGCAGCAGCGCATTGGTTTCGTGCTGAGCGATGCCGCCGCGATTAAGCGACTCAGGTACGCAGACGAGCTGCGTGACCAGAACGACGATATCGATCGGGAAGATTCCGCCGCACGCTTTGATGCTGATTTTATCCTGATGACCGGCGAGTTGACTGCCCTTCTCAACAGCCTGATGACGGCGCTGGGCGGCGAAGCCCAACGATAACCCCTAAATAGTGGCCTGCCCCATGTCTATGGGTTGGGTTGCTGCAACCAAAATTCAGGCGCGGTGCAGCGCGTAATAACGGAGAACAAGCGTGAATAAGAAATTACATGAGCCAGATTTAACAGATAAAGCCTCGGCCCGATTAACAACGAAACAACTTATTGGAGCTGCACATCATGCAGCACGTTACCTTCCGAAAGCCTCTGGGGAACTCGTCACTGAGTTGGCATCACGGCTGGATGTAACTCAGTCTGCGCTGTGCGAATCCCTGAAAATTCGTGATGTGCTTGCGTCGGAGAATGGGCAGATGCTTCGCCTGTTGACCGATATCAGCGAGAACCACGGAGAGTTTATCAACGAGGAAGACGAATATCTCTACGCTTCAGTACCTCTGGATTATGTGTCAGAAGTGAATATGTATGTATCCCGCGACGTCAACGCTGAAAACCCTTTCAAAGAGACTGACGCATTCCTGGCTGAAGTGCGCGCTCATGGCAGAACTCAGGGAATTTACTTTGTAGCAAACAGAATGCTGGCCGCTTGGGAGCATGGTTTCATCGAGAGTCCTGAAAGTGAGGTCATTGACGTGGCTCGCATGATTCTCAGCTCTGTTGAAATGCTTCCAGATGCAGAAGAAAGGGACTTTGAGCGCGATTTCGCAGATGAAATGATGGGTGTCTTAACTGACTCGCTGCGCGGTAACAGCAATGGAGGTGCGTTGTGAAAACGTCATACATCGTCATTCAGCAACGCCTGTGGTGTAACGAGCACGGGCACGGAATCGAGTACACATCAGACCTGGTGGAATTTGATGACCGCACGGCTGCAATCAACCATGGTTTGAAAATCACTGAGTCTGACGATTTTAACATCGGCGTAGTTGATGGTGGTCGACTTGTATCGTTCGACTGGATGGACAGGCCTGTCGGAGACGGCGAGGGGGAATCACAGGAAACAATGGACGCGATTGCCGAGGCGATTTGTTTGGAGGGGCACACAGCATGAACACAACCGAACTACTGATCGCCAATGCGCTGGAAACGGCAAAACAACTACGCGAACTGCAAGAATCACCTGTTGCAGATGCTATTTTCGAATCGATTGTCGAAAACGAAAATGGCAAAGAAATTCAGTTCGAACGGCCTATTTCTGATTTGGCATTTGCCGCATTTTTGAAAATTGAGGCGCTGGTAGAGGCGCTGGAGAGTGCGCAGAAAAGCAACGCATTTCTGAAAGACCAATTATCCGAGCTAGCAAACTTCAATCCCGATTGGGACAAGCTGGAGGCAAGCTATGAAAGTTGGCGTGAAATTGCTGCTGAGTTGCTTGCAGCAAAAGGACGCATCGCTGAACTGGAAGGGCGGGCCATTAAGTTTCCGCCAAAAGTTGAGCGTGATGATTCGGATGGCTACTGGATTCTTAAAGGTCAACGTGTGAGCGCCGCAAATGCTGCGTATTACAACGAAGCGTTGAAAGATGTGGCGCTGGCGCTATTTGCTGCCGGCATCAAATGCGAAGTGAAGGGGGAGTGAGATGAAAGATAACCTGAGTGATTTAGCAAGCCTTCTACAAGGCATCGCGGGCGTAATTTCAGATGGTGAAAGGGTGCAGTACGAGTGCCCGGAGTATTTAAAGTCTTCATTACTTGAGGCTTCACACGCTTTGGATTGTCAATCTGTCAGGGTTAATTATCCGCCAAATGGGAAGCCCGAAATCGTTAATGCTCGCGGTGCCCATCGCCAGCTGACTTTGAGAGAGCGTTTCGCAATTCGCATTCTCGGTGGCAGAACGGAGATAAGACCATGACATTCACAAAAGAGCAGTTAATCGCCTCAGCACACTCCCGTATTGAGTTTGCAGAAATGATGCTTGCTGATAATCCAGAGCCGTTAAAAGAGCGGACGTGGTCTATTGAGCTGGAACTTGCGCGTATGGCCCTTTCCGCGCTGGAGTCACGCGCAGATGCGGAGCCAGTGTCAGGCACGCAATTCAGAGCAGTAGCCGACCTGTATTCTATCGCGGTTCCCGGTGGTCGATCCGTCACATATTCAACCGATGCTGCGGAGGCATCCGATTGCAGGGTTATGGGCTGGGCAGTGCAGGAATATGTAAAACTGGAGAGGCTACAGGATGCTTACCTCCGACCGCAGCCCGCGCCGGTAGTGCCGGAAGTGGTGCCAGACGAAGTTATCGTGCTGCTTAACCACCTTGAAGATGTTCTGCCGGATGATGCGTTTAATCTAATCGACGTAAAAACATGGAATAACGTTTCTATGCTGTCACGTCCTGACGTTTACCGCGCCGCCATGCTTCAGGGAGGTAAATAATGAACCACGCATTCGACACTAAAGCTTTAGAACTATCGCGTCAGGCCATAGCTTTGTTTTTCGAGCCAATGCCTGGTGTGCAGTTGCAGGCAAAAATCCAGAACCTTTTCATTGCTGCCATGGAGTTCGCAGCGCCAGCAGTACAGGATGGCCAACCTGTAAGTCAGCCTTACACGTTGCCTGAGTGCTTCGATCGTCTATTCAAGCACGCTCAAGGCCTTACCTTTGGCGATGACTGGAACCGTGGAACCGCTGCCAAATATCACCGTGACTCGCTCATTAAAGCTGTCGATGATTGTCGCGAAATGCTCGCAGCAGCGCCCCAGCAGGAGGCGCAGGAAGTAAAAAAGTAAATCGATGCGGTATTTGTTTTGACTGGGCCCGCAATGGTTGCGGGACCTGTATCTTTAAAGAGTGACCGGGTGCAGCCGGTGTTGTGGAGAGGTAACCGTGGCCAAGTTAATGAAAGCGAGTGCCTGGGGCAAACGTGAGTTCGTCACAGGTTCGGTTCCAGATAACAGAACGATTAAACGCTGGGTTGAAAACGGCCTGCTGCGCGGGCGCATCGTGGACGGGATGGTCTGGGTGTGCTCAGGTGAGCAATGGGGCGTGGACTCAATGATCAGCGAGAATGTTCGCAGGCTAATACAAGAGGATTAACATGGCCGGCAGACCACGAAAAAGGGAAAACAGGCATTTTCCCGACTACCTCTATTTCGATAAAGAAACCGGGCAATACCGGTTTCAGCTTATTACCGGTAAAAGAAAAAACATTGGCACTGATCGAGCTGTAGCGATTGCTATCGCACGAGAATATAACCTTCGAATGCGGCCCGAGAGTGTCCCTTCCATTGAAAGCCTGGTACGAGAATCTGGGGGAATTAACGGTGAGGCCAGGCCGTTCGCAGAACACGCCCAGTCTTTACTCGACAGAGCTATACGGGATGAGAATCCCGGTACCGATGCGAAATCGGTATGGCTTAACGATATCGAGCGGGTAAAAGAATTTTTCTCAGATATTTACGCCTGCGATATAGATCTTGAGCATGTGAATGCCTACATCAAAAAATATCACAGCGAGGCGTCGGCAAACGTGCAGAACAGGAAGGTGAGCTTCCTTAAAAAACTCTTTAGTTATGCGGTAGATGAATCCTTAATGATGGACAACCCAGCGGAGCGCAAGAAGATGCGCCGCGTCGATTCAAAAGCCCGTCGCCGACTCACCCTGGATGACTTTAATAAAATACATCGTGCCGCGCCGCTCTGGCTTCAAACGGCTATGGATCTGGCTATGCAAACCACGCATGCCCGCCTGGAGGTATCGCGCATCCGTTATTCCATCAAGCAACCAGGAGAAGGGATTTGCGGGTGCATCTGGTTCTCCGAGCCGCAGGGCGATATCCACGGCACGCTTTATATTCACCGGCAAAAGGTGCAACACAAAGAGGCGTCGCACGTCGCAATACCTATCGGCCCGGTATTGAAGGACATAATCGAACGCAGCCGCGACAATGTTGCCAGCCCGTATGTAGTGCACCGCCTGCCCTTAAAGCGGAGTAATCCCACCAGCAAAGAAGTACGTCATCCCACGCAGGTGGCGCCCGACTATCTGAGTCGGTCATTTTCTGCGATGCGTGATCAGGTTGGTGTGGGTGCTGGGCTGCCGGAGGATCAACGCCCTACTTTTCACGAGATCCGGGCATTGTCAGCATTCCTGTTTAATAAACAGGGAATAGATCCACAAGGTAGGATGGCACACAGCGATGCGAAGTCCACGAAGATCTATACCGAGAACCACATTGACTGGGTTGGCGTGCCGCACGGCGAGATAAAAACGGCCTAATAAGCGATGGTGAAATAGGGGGTTAACTCGTTGATGTATATAAAGAGAATTTTGCAAAAAATGCACTGTTTGTATATCCATACGAAATGAACGCAAACCCTTGTACGGCGCGGGTTTAAAGGGGTTTAACTCGTTGTCATGGGGTGTCAGGGGTCGGAGGTTCAAATCCTCTCGTGCCGACCAAAATTCCCTAAAAAACAGCAAGTTGAAAAACTTGCTGTTTTTTTTATTTTACAGACTCGTAGAGAGTTCCCTTCATCACTCCGCAGCTTAAATGCCTGTTTTGTGTCTGATCAGCATGGACGACCAAAAGCTGAACAAACATAAACATAATTTCCTGAGTAGCTTCACTGGATTATGGGGATCGCTGCGATACAAACGCCACGACTGCGTAGTCAGAATGAAATAAAAAATACCAAACCTGGCAGTAGGTTACGTGCGTTTTATGATGGTGCGAATGGGAGATCAGGATAACGTTTCAGGGCTCAAACGCGGGCAACTCAGGTCTGTTCATCCTGTCGCAGGTAAACGGCGAGCCATGAAAAGGTGCACCTGACTACGGGAGCGGAATAACCGTCGTCGCAGTCAGGCCAGGCGGTCAACAGCCTGAAAAAAGCCCTCTTCTGTCATGCTAACCCGCTCACATACACTCTGATGCTCTCCTCTGAGATACCAGCCCGTTTCCGGTGCCATGCTCAGATGAAACACCTGGCGGGTACCCGGCGCTTCAACGCACATCGTCACGCAGCCAGTTTCCGCGCCCTGGCAGAGTTGCTCAGGGATAATGCTGGCGCTCCGTTCCCCGTTCTGTAACAGCACCGTTGTGATGTCATAACGACAAATGCCGCTGCTGAGGCTGTAACCAATGGTGCTCAGGTCGTTGATGTGTCTGGTAGCGAGGATGACCTCAATCCCGCTGCCCTCAAACCAGGCGTTTATCTGTTTTGCAAGCTCGTCCATCCGCTGGCAAAACTCCCGGATTTCTGCCTCTGCCGACTTTTTGTCGGGAGGCACTCGGTTGCTGTTCTGCTGTACTTTTTTGAAAAATCGTTCTCTGGCTGACACGTTGTCGTCCCTGTTATCTTTTCACACTTATTGAGCCTAATTCAGCGAGACAAACGCTTACCGGCCATTTTCTTTTTTCTCAGCCACTCTCTTCCCTTTTTACCGATATCCGGCTCCGGCGCGGGCATCGAGGTACTGCTGCTGTTTCATATGACGGATAAGGATTTTGCCCTCCGGCATAAACTCGGTGCCGTAACGTACCAGCCCAATACCTTTCAACTCCGCGTCTATGGCATAGCGCAGTTCACCGGGCTGGGTCTGATCCAGCATCACGACCGTGATTTTGCTCAGGCGCGGCTCGTATTTCAGCAGCACCGCCGACAGCGTCGTAATAAGCTGGTGTGCAGTTCCGGGCATCCCCTGCAGGATTTTCGTCATATCCGGCAGGCCGTAATCCGGCAGATGCGCCAGTGTCCCGGCGCGGCAGTTGAGAATACTCTGCATATTGTCGAGTACCGACAGGATTACCTGATTTTCCTCACTGACCTGGTGCAGGTCTAGCCCACCGGCGAAATTGCCGAACAGGGTTTCATACAAAGAGGGGCGCGGCATCTTAGTCTTCCTTCAGCGGTTGCAGAGTCAGGCGGTTATTGCTGGCTTCAATGATACGCGGTGTGTCCGGGTCAAGTTCGTCGCGGGTCAGTACCAGCCGCCAGGTATCATTTTCCTGGTCTGGTGCCATAAACATTCCGGCCACCGCTACAAATTGCGCCCCCTCTTCCATCGGCATATCCAGCGAGAAGGATTCTCCCGGACGCAGGCGGATATCTTTTTCAGCCAGTAAATCCGTCTTTATGGCCTGGCTGTCCTGGGCAAACAGCGACGGATAATCGGTGCTGTCGAAGGCCTTACGGTCTTTCAGCTGGTAAATCCGCACCACTGTCGCCAGAGATGCCCCTTTTGCGTTGTTATTCACCCCTTCTCGCGCCCGGATATCCAGATGCAGAGACTTTACTTGTTTATAAAAAATAGACCGGGTGACAGCAGCCGTGCCGTCAGACACCTTCTGTGTTAGTCCGCAGCCTGTTAACGTTGCAGCCAGGCACAATCCCAGCAGCGTGGCGGAAGTATTACCAGCGGTAATCGCCATCTTCATCGCTCTCCCTTCGGTGAATATTTTCCCGGATGCACTGCCAGCGCCCCAGGTGAATGGTCAAAATGTCGTCTCTTTTTTGCCGCGTCTCCAGCAGCTTCATGACCGCAGTTTGCCCCAGTCGTGCGGCACGGCTTGTGCTGCATTCCAGCCGCGCATTCGGCAGCAGATGCCGGGCCACGCACAGCTGTAACCGCACATCCAGGTGCGAGCCCAGATAAACATGCAGGAGCGCCATCAGGTCCTGATGCAGTTCGCCGCCAGGCAGCCAGCCACGCACGTCGTCAGGATTTGTCGTGGTCAGCCGCAACAGTACCTGGCCGTTAACATCCGTCCCGTAATTGCCCATGACGGGACGGTGTTTCAGGCTGACCGGCTGCCGGGTGTTCATGGTAACCCGCTGTGCCAGCGGAACCCGACACCGGTCATGGTGATACACCGTTGCATGGGTATCGGGTGCCAGCAATGTCACCAGCGAGGCCATCCCCTCCGCTGTCCGCCCCGGCAGCAGTAGCGCAGGGAGCACTGCCAGAAAGCGCGACAGCGGCGTTCCTGCCGTTGCCGCACATCCCCGGATGCCCAGGCCAGCCAGCCCGAGCAGATACTGCGACGTGTTATCCGCCCCTCCCGCCTGATAAGTCGCCGGATACGAATATTTGCGCCAGATGCGGTAATACTGGGTTATCAGTCGGTGATTGAAGATATCCAGAAAATCGCGGGTGGCTTCATACCCATCCCGCTGCTGGGCAATATCATCGATGTAGTGCGTCGGCAGCGGCGATTCGACGCCATACAGCCCCATAAAATTGACGCGCACCGTCGGCCGGAGATGCGAATGTTCAGGTTCCGGATCTTCTATGCCCCGGATTTCACTGGACGGGAACCCCATCCCGGGATGGGGCCTAAACCGCACCGGCTCCTGGCGTACGAGCCAGCCGCTGCCGGGAACCGGCGCATCCGTCTGGCTCTGCTCAAGCAGTTGGCAGAAGCGGTAAAAATTCATGTACGGCAGGTGCTGCCGTACCTGTGCCATCAGCCGGGCAGGCGCGGATTGTGATTCTCTTTCCACCGGATACATTTCCCTTCTGGCTGAACAATGAGTGTAAGCTGGTTAAACTGATTCATGTCGGCATAGAGTGCAAAAAAGCGATTAAGCATTTCGCCAAACAAATGCAGATCCCCTTCGCCGGTAAAACCGCTACTGTCGAGTGTGACCTCAACGTCAAGACCGCGAAGCAGGTAACCATCCTCAAAACGCTGAATACGGTGATGCCTGACGTCAAGAACAGCGTCCAGACGACGGTTGTTGAGTTCATCATCAAGCCAGTTGTAGAGCGACAGCGTGCCGCGCAGCACTTCTGCACTACTCATCATATTCAGAAATCGGGTACCCAGATGGCTCATGATCCGCCAGTGGAAACGGTCCTCTGACGGCGGGTAGGCAGGCAATGTCGGTTTGCAGAGATTACGGACCGTGAACGGCGTTTCGCTAACCTGCTCGCAGCGGTCAAGCAACGTGCTCTGTAGCGCCCGGCGCGGTAACTGGCCATTGGTCCCGGTGATACGCAGCGATACGGTCTCTCGCGCCAACACCCGGTCAGCCTCCCACTGCTGACCGCCAAGAATGAGCCATGTGTCGTGCATCCCGGTGACGCCCCGCTTCACACGGGTGTGGTAGTACCGCTCCGGTGCGTGGCGGCGCATCATCCCGCCCCGGTGGCGAAAGCTTGTGAACGGCACGTAACGCGCATCCCCGGTTCGCCCGGAGCCGGTCACGCTATCGACGGAGTAAATCTCCGTGTGCCCATCCTGAAGGCGTTTAGGACGCAGCAGGTACTCGCTCTCCAGCCCGCTGATAGTCAGCGGATCAGCCTCAAGCGTAAAGAGGTTAATGACCGGGACGCAGTGCAGCCGCAGGGCGCCGTCCGTTACCGGCAGATCGCTTTGCCACATCTGGCTGAACACCACCTCAATATCAAAATGGCTGATGCCCGCCGGAAGCGTGATGTTCTCCAGGCCGTTGAGATGCACGAACATAAACTTCTCGCGAAAGGTAAAATACTCCAATAGCAGATGCCAGCCGCTAAACGCACTGTCGCCCTTTGGCCACAGCCGGTCCTGTTCACCAAAACCGCCCGGTGAAAAGTAACCGTCCAGCCTTATCCGGTCTTCCTGTCCCGGCAGCCGGATGTACATTGCCGCCTGGCGCTTCGTCAGCCACAGGTGCAGAGCGCTGCCCGTCACGGTATCTTCTCCCAGATACAGCGGTAGCCGCATCAGGTCGGCCTGCTGCCAGTCTGCCTGCGGGCTGCAGGCAAAACGGATGCGCAGGGCTGAGCGCCCATCCGGCTCCGTAGTCATGGTGACAGCCGATACCGCAATCGGATTCAGCGTCACGTCCCGGGTGGTGCGGTAGCGGCAGACGGTGTTTTTCGGCCCCACGGGACGGGAACTGATTTCCAGCCCGGCGGAAATGACCTCAGACATTTTCATCGCTGGCAGGTCCGGCGTTAGGGCGACCACTGACAGCGACGGGATGGTGCGCAGATAATGCGGCCACAGCATGCTCACCAGTCCTTCCGTCAGCTCCGGCAGGTCGTCGTCAATCTTTTCGCGCAGGCGGCCGACGGAAAATGCGAAGCCTTCAAACAGGCGTTCAACATACGGATCTGGCGTACCTGCTTTGTCGAGATCAAGCATCGCCGCGCGGTCGGGGTGAGTTTGCGCAAATTCTTTTGCCGCCTCGCGCAGATAACGCATTTCGGCATCAAAATAACGCAGGGTTAAGTCTTCCATTGAGTTTCCTGGGTATTGCAGAATAAAGTTCAGCCAGAAAGCACGGCGTACGCCCGTCCCGATAGCTTCAACCTGCGGGGGTTAAAAAAGCGTTAGCTTCACGCAGCGGCTTTTTCGGTTCAGTTCGTAGCGAAATGCCGGCCTCCCCTGCCGTTTCAGCAACCGGCAGGTGCGTCATCATCGTCGAATGAGGATTTTGCCCGTGCGCCAGGCTGCCTGATTGCCGGGCTGCCAGCAGAATTAACATGCCAGGCGGGGTGAAAGGCTTCAGCACCGCGCGTGAAAGCGGTCCCGTTTCCGGGACCGATGGCATAAGCAGGTAATCTCAGCCAGGCATGGCCGAAGGGTCATAAAGCATCACGGTGGGTCCGGGTCAGTCTTTCGGAACCTGTCCGCACGGGTAAACCCGCCGGGATACTGACGACTGTTCTCATTCGGTACCCTCTGCGCCGGATGAAATGTCGTCATCGCCATATTCCCCGTCTGTTAATTTATTTCCGTTCAGCATGGCGGGATCCACGCTGAATATCTGCGCCGGCAGGGTAAAGTTCCGCAGCTTCAGCAGCGCCAGCGGGCCCTCTCCGGCTTCGGTGCGCAGCGTATAGTGCAGCGCTTTACCGTCCTGAGCTTTCCAGCTCAAACTCCAGCTACTGCCCGTGCCGGGATAGGCGCTAACCGTGGCCTTGTCCAACAGCCGTATCCAACCCCACGCCCCGGACATGTCCGCATACTGGCGGGTACCCGCCTTTGTGCTTATCCAGCTCAGGGCCGCCCCCGGTGCTTCGGTGTCCGCCGGCCAGCTAAAACGTTTCCAGACGGGCATCTGGTTCATGTACGTCAACTTCTGGCTGTCTATCACCAGGTCCGTCTGCATCACGCCGTCTTCCGTGCCGGGGCGCAGTTCAAAATGCAGCCCTGCCTCACCACGGGTAAACACCACGTCCGAGAGATGGCTAAGGGTGTTCATGGCCTTAAGAAACGCGGGGTTGAAGGTCAGCCCCTGCGCATTGATGCTGTCTGCCGTCCAGCGACTTCCCTCTTTATGGAGCACGCCACTGAGACGAGTCTGTAAAAAGCGGGTAATGCGCCCGGAATCACCGTTCAGGTATTTCCCCAGCAGCGGCAAAGACACTTCACTGCTGACGTCCTTAAACGGATAACGCCCGCCAAAGGCGTTGTTCCAGTCGTCCACCACCGCGCTGCGCCACTGGGCGTTGAGGCTTTCGGCTGCGGGCGTGAGTACCTGCTGCCAGGCCTGCTCCATCGGGCGAACAAACACCGTTTGCCCGAAACCGCTCCATTCCTGACCCAGCCCCGCTGCCACCAGGCTTCCGTAGTCCCGGGTTTCCGTTAAATCCACCGCTTTCCCCTGGAAGACCGTCTGCGCCAGCGCCTGGGTCATCGCCTGTGGGTCCGTGGCATTGGTAACCTGCTGAAGGCGCAGGCGTACCTGGGTAACACGAGTCAGGAAGGTCTGCAGGTTGAGGTCACTATTTCCCGCCCCTTTCGTTTGATTGCCCAGCAGCGCCAGTACCGGACCAAAGGTTGCATCCAGGGGGCCGTGCGCGCCGCTCTGCTGGTCAATGACAGCCTGTTCATCGCGGTTAAACAGGTTCTTCGCCGACTTCACCAGCGAATCCGACAAAGCGTCGCCGGTCTGCCCGGTGCGTCCCTGTACGCTCAACGTGTTCATCAGCGCCACCAGCGGCGACTGGCGGACATCTGCCATCAGGGTCAACTGGTCAATGGCGTCCGACAGCGTGGCTGCTGGCTGAAGCCGCAGGCTGTTGAGAAAGTCGAGCCAGACGCCGCCGAAGTCAGCAAAGTAGCGTTCCGTCAGACGCGCTTTTAGCGCTTCCGGAGAAGTCTGCTGCGTGACAGGCTGCCTGCTGTCGCTCAGCACCCAGTCCATTTCGTCACGGCGCCCGGTGACCACCTTTTCTATGGCGGGCTGGACGGCCTGCTCCCACGCCTGGCGGGTGAACATCCCCGGCACCACTTCATCCGTCGTGAACAGGCGCGACGCGTCCGTATCGCCGGTCATGTCAGCCAGGTGCAGGTCGGCATACTGGTTCGCCACTTGCGCGAGCATCTTCTGGTACAGCGTGGATTCGCTGTTGCGCATTCCCATCTGACGAATCAGCAGGGTGCGCACCTGGCTTATCAACCCGTCATCAGGATACAGCCGCCAGGCCGGATGGGTTGCGAGACTATCTCCGTAAAAACGCAGCAGTGAGGCACCACTCCCCTGCCAAATACCATCTTTCACACCGGGACGCTGCGGCCAGTCCTGCATCAGTGCCACGGAGAACCAGGCCGCATCCATTCGTTCCGGACGGGCCAGTATCAGGTACAGCTTCAACTGTTCCCAGGCCGTTTTGGTCATTTTCTCGCGCAGCGGACTGTCCGGCGGAAGCTGTACATACACATTCAGTTGCTGCTGAAGATGAACGGCGGCAGCATCACGCAGCAGCGGTATCGCGTTTTCGCCATAACGCGGCAGCAGCGCCGCCAGCAGGTCATCATTCTGGTTCAGGCCGAAACGGCTGTACCACGGCGCGCCGTGTTCAGTCTGGTACTGAAGACGGGAAAGGGTTTTCTGTAATTCTGAGAGTGCATGCAGACGTGTCGCCAGGGGTTGCTTCTCAGCAGATACGAGTTGCACCTGCTGCTGTGCCGTCGCCAGAAGGCTGCGGTTGGCGGTGAAGGAGATTGCCATCATCGCGCCCCAGAGTAGCATCAGTGTGGCAGCGGCAGCGACCAGGGCTTTTATCCATGAGAATCCCGTTTTATGTGCTTTTAACCCGGCAGGCAATGTTACGAGGGAGTTCAGCAATACATCCCAGCGTTCATCTTTTCCCCAATGATGTTTTACACGGTGGGCTCCATCCGGAGACGAGGGACTGAACAGAAGCCCGGCCAGAGACAACGAATGGTATTTATTCAGAAGTGTAGAAACAGAAGCACATATTTTTTCTGCGGATACTGAAAGTAGCCGTTTCAGATCCAACAAAAATGTGAATTCTGGATTAAGACAAATTTGCTGTATACCCGGGAGCGTCAGTTGTCCGGCCAGATTTTCTAATTGTGCATTAATATCAGCGGGCTTCGCACGTTCCGGCAACAGGCAGCAGCCCACTGGCTGGGTTGTTTTCCCCTTTTGCCAGCTCCCCGGATGCACAGACCAGATATACAAGGGTAACCGCCAGCCTGTGTGCTCATACCGGATAACAAGCCGATTCGAAAGACTGCCCATTTCATCAGATGATAATATGCTGTCATTTACCGGCTCGTTAAGTATCGCAAACTTATCAAAAATGGATGTCACCCAAACCAACGCATCCACCGGGCAAGAACATAATTTGCGGACTGCCTTAAACCAGTCGCTGTCTGCCGGAATGTTAATATCTTCCCCCCAAAGCAATACTGTTCCCTGATCTTCCAGCCAGTACTGACTACTCAGACCTGGTGCAAGATGTTCCACATCAGTAATGCTGCCTGACAGCATCAGAATGGTGACCTTACGCCGCCAAAAACGCCCATACTTATCGCGAAGCGCCTGCTTCAATGTGGTCAGTATCGCCAGATGTGTCGTAAGTTGTCCCTGCGGAGATTTTTGAGATGATGAAGTGCGGGTGTCTGTATCTTTGTTTTTGTACCTGAGCCAGAAGAACTGAACTATCAGTCCCCCATAACGCAACAGAAACACAACAATACACAATCCTGTGAAAGCATAGAACTTTGCCTGAAAGCTTGTCAGACCAATCCTGTCACCAAAATGATAAATCCCCCAGGCAATGCCAGCCAGTACCAGTACGATAAACCAGAAGCGGCTGCTCCAGTGCTCAGTACTACCCGATGCAATCATCCTTTTTCCCTGTTCTGCTAATGTTGATTCAATTCTCCGGCCCGTTTTTATTGTGCCTTATCCGTTTTACTGGAGCGGCAACTGAAAAACCGTTCCCTGCTATTCCTTTGCGGGTTTCATCACTGTCACCCAAAGTGGCGTATCCACACAATTATCACCACTTACAATCAATTGGGCCGCCCCATCACTGCAACCCTGCGTAGCGCTGGCAATAGCCACCCAAGGTGCAGCCGGGCCTGCATATCCCAGGGTAGTGTTCAAATCGCGCAGATCCTGACCGGGATTGATCGGGCTTTTTAATGCCAGTAATCCTGTCGCAATTGCCATATACCACTCGGGCTTAATACCTACCGACCAGCCGCTTTTTAGATCGTCAGACGCCAGCTCCCCCCAACTGAGGGCCTGTTGCATGGCATACTGCAAATCATCAGCGCCTGTCAGATGCGCCTGCTCAGGGCGATGCAGGTAAGCAAGTGGCAATAAAGGTATGTCCAAAGTCGGATTGCCAAGTAATAAGCCAACAACGCTTTCAGCCGTTCCCTCTGGCTGATCGGGCACGATCTGTATTGCCACGACCAACAGCATTGCACGCTCAGTACTACGGTAATCCAGCCACTGATCCACAACGTCCAGACCAAAGCCCTCAATACGCGTGACAGGTTGTCGGATATGGCTTTCAGCCCAGCATTTCTGCCAGATTGCGTCTGTTTCGCGTTGTTGCAGGCTGGTGTTACTTTCCATCAATAATGAAAGTGGTACATCGGCAGGGACTGAAGCCAGCGCGGTACTGAGTTCTTCAAGAGTTTTATTCAGAACCCGCGTCAGCGTTTGTTCTGCCGTCTCCCCTTCAGATCTGACCAGGCGACTGTGTCTTATCCCTTCCTGGCTTTTCCAGGAAGGCTGGGTTCTAAGGATTTGTGTTTTTTTTAGTAGGGCGTTCCGTTGTCTCTGACCATCGGTATCAGCATATTCACGCAACGCAGTGTGCAGACTAATACCCAGAACATGCAAAAAACGGCGACCACGGAGGATTTCACGCCGAAGTTTTATTTCACGTTCGTTATCCCTGCTCCGGGCAATTGCCAGTTGTCCCTTATACCAGGTACTACGTACTATCAGCAGGACAAGCCAAAACAATGCAGGAAGTCCCAACGCAGTTTCCCAGAATGCATTCGCATTGATCTGCGGCTTTGCCGTACTGTTCAGAATCGTCCCCACTGTGCCTGCCAGCAACATAACACCCAACAACAGTAACCACATCCACCAGACCGGAGGTTGAGGTTTGATGGCTGGCGCCTGAATTAACTTTAAATTTACTGCCATAGTTAACTCACAGCTGCCTGTGGCAGGCTTGAAATGAGTGTACATCCACAGGCACAGCGGTGACCGTGGAATGCAACAGGTACACCATTGTCTTTGAAGGTGGGATGTCCTTCAGCAATAACCGTCAGGTTATGGCCTTCTATTGGGCAGCTGACAGGGTCCCCTAGCCGCGCCACGCTGATACTACAGAATGTCATATGTGTGGAACCGCTTAATACGGCACCCCCGCCAGTATTTTTATCACCAACGCGAATAATACCTTTCATTTTTATCTAACCTCGCCCTATTCCCCTGAAATTCATCAGTGGAGTTCTATTATTGGTCCGTTAAAATATACATAAACAAAAAATTAGATAATGGTTAATGCAATGGCTGAGAAAATAAAAAGCACAATACCTAATAATGTTTTCATTATCTAAATTCTTCTCCAGTATAAATATCCATTTTATTCCGGCCCTCCCGTTCAATGACCCGAGAGTATTTATATCAGGCCAATAGATTTATACCTCACCCATCAGTCGCCACTCTACCTGCTGCTCTTCCTGTACCCACCTGTCCTTCAGCGGCCACGGACGCGCGTGTACCCGCTCCACCCTGTCGGTGGGCATAATGTCGCCTTTTTTAAAGTAAGTGATTTCTTCCTTACTGATGCCAGTGTTCGGCAGCCACGCTATCTGCCAGTAACCGCTTTTCGGGCAAGGCTCACCGGTTTTACACAGCAGAACGATGGCGGCGTTTTTATCAAAGTCCGGGGAGGACGGCAGCGGCCTGCCCGTCGCCGGGTTCAGCTGTTTTGCTTTCGCCAGCTCCACTATCAGTGCCTCGCCAGGTTTTGGCGGCGGGATATTGGCCTCCCATTCCTCCAGCCACTTCAGTTTACCGTTCCAGGCAGGCAGCGGCGCCGGGGGTAACGGCACGATATCGTTGATTTCCGGCACCGTGGGATGGGCCCAGGAGTATTTCGCCAACACTTCGCCTACTTGCTCATAACGCCGGGCACGCTCCGGGTCTTTTTTCAGTGCCAGATAGTACAGCCTGTCTGTTGGTGCAGGCCCGGCAAATCCATGTTCAAGAAAACTGGCAGAGCCTGAATCTCCTGCTGCAACGCCCAACTGAAATGACTCAACCGCCTCCGGATATTTTTCATCGATAGCAAGCATTATTCCTAATGATTTTGCCGCCTTACCCTCCCCCTGCTTAGCAGCACAGGAGAGCATCTGCATGGCTACCTGCGGAGCCATTTTTGCCGGAAATAGTTTTTCGCCCAAATAAGCCTGCGCCTGGGGATTACCCTCATCCGCCGCCTTGCGGTAGTAACGTAGCGCCATCTCCGGATCCTGTGCCAGTCCCGCCGCGCCGTACTCCAGATAGATGGCGATAAAGTAGTACCCGGCTGCCACCTTCGCATCAATCAGTTGCTGGCTCAGACGCAGACGTTCATGGCTGCTCAGCGCAAACTGCCCGCGCAGCGCCCCGTTCTGCAGGTTAATACTGGCTTTATAGTGCCCGTTTTCCGCCGCAATACGGTACAGCCGGGCAATTTCCGTATCCACTGTTTTATCCCGGTCAATAAGATTATTTTTTTGCATCCAGCGGGCATAGTTAAACAATATATTCGTGTCAGCTGACGCCTCGGGAATAGTCTGGTGTTGACAGGTAAATGCCAGGCGGACGTTTATATCGGTCAGCGGGTTCATGGAGGCATTCTTGTTTACATGAATATCAGGCAACGGTGCGCTGTCCTGGTCGCAGCCCGTCAGCAACAGACTGACAAGCACCACCCACGCTATTTTTACTTTCATCCCTTTGCTCCCTTTCCGTAACTTCAGTTAGCATCCCCTGTCAGTAAACCTACGCCTCCCCCACAAGACGCCACTCCACCTGCTGCTCTTCCTGTACCCACCTGTCCTTCAGCGGCCACGGACGCGCATGTACCCGCTCCACCCTGTCGGTGGGCATAATGTCGCCTTTTTTAAAGTAAGTGATTTCTTCCTTACTGATGCCCGTGTTCGGCAGCCACGCTATCTGCCAGTAGCCGCTTTTCGGGCACGGCTCGCCGCTGCGGCACAACAGTAGAGCTGTACTGCCCTTCTCAAAATCCGGGGAGCCCGGCAGCGGCCTGCCCGTCGCCGGGTTCAGCTGTTTTGCTTTCGCCAGCTCCACTATCAGTGCCTCGCCAGGTTTGGGCGGCGGGATATTGGCCTCACGTTCTTCCAGCCACTTCAGCCTGCCGTCCCACTCTGGCAAAGGGGCGGGCGGCAGCGGGACGATATCGTTGATTTCCGTAACCACCGGGCTGGCATAGGAGTAGTTACTCAGTATCTTACTGATAACCTTATAACGCCGGGCACGCTCCGGATCTGCCTGCTGGGCCAGATAATAGAGTTCGTCTGTCGGCTCGGGACCGTTAAATCCATGATTTAAAGCAAGAGCTGAGGTAGTGTCTCCGGCTGCCACACCTAACTGGAAAGCTTTAATGGCATCCTGATATCGCTTGTTAATTTTCATATCAATACCAAGCTCACCTGCCGCTTTACCATCACCTTGTTCAGCGGCACAACGGAGCATTTGGCGGGAAATATCCGGCGCCATTCCCACCGGCGCCAGCTTATCACCCACATACGCCTGGGCCTGGGGATTGCCTTCATCTGCCGCCTTGCGGTAGTAGCGCAGCGCCAGTTCCGGATCCTGCTTCAGCCCCGCCGCACCATGCTCCAGGTAAATGGCGATAAAGTAGTAGCCGGTCGCCACTTTCGCATCGATAAGCCGCTGGCTCAGACGCAGACGTTCATGGCTGCTCAGCGCAAACTGCCC